TCTCACAAAAGGGATAGGTTATTTTCTTGTAGATATAGACAAAGGTGGCAAAGCTTAAGTCAAAAAGGTTTTGACTTTTACTTAAATGAGCAGTTATCAAAAAAAGAGATAGATGATTTAGAAGAAGCTGGGATGCCTACATTTACTATTAATAGGGTAACTCCTATTATAGAGATTATGAAGTATTTTGTTACGGCTAACAATCCAAGATGGAAAGCAGTGGGAGCTACAGGTGATGATGTTGATTCAGCTCAGGTACATTCTGATATTGCAGATTATTGTTGGTATCTATCTAATGGTAAGTCTTTATATAGTCAGGTAGTTCTTGACAGTCTCACAAAAGGGATAGGTTATTTTCTTGTAGATATAGACAAAGATGCTGATCGTGGTATGGGTGAGGTAATGTTTAGAAGAATTGAACCTTATGATGTATATGTTGATCCTGCCAGTAGAGACTTTTTGTTCAGAGATGCAACATTCATAATGATTAGAAAGAACCTTTCAAGGTCGAGTCTAATTAATATGCTTCCTGAACATGAAGCTAAAATAAAAAAGGTAGCGAGAAGTACTGAGATTGTATCGTATTCACAGAGAGATACTGAAGAATCATTTTCAATACAGCCTGAAGATGTTACAATGGGTGTTAATTTAGATGCTGAAGATGAAGATATTATTCCATACTATGAAACATATGCTAAAAAGAAGTTTGCATATAGGAATGTATTTATTAGGGTAAAGCCATCACCGGCAGAACTTGATGTTATTAAAGAAGAAGTAGAAGAAAAGATAAAAGCTTTTCAAAAAGAAGTTCAAGTAGGTTTGATGGAGAAAGAACTTCAACTACAACAAGCTGTAGAAGCTGGTGAAATGATACCTGAGAGAGCTCAATTAGAATTAGAAAAAGCCAATAAAATGGCTGCTCAAGCAGTAGAAGAGCAGCGTATGCAACTAACTTCAGAAGCTCAGGATGCTGCTTCAGTTATAGTTCAGCAAATAATGACTGACAAAGATTTTCAAATACTGATTTCAGGAGATGAGGCTGAAAAGAATGTTGTTGATGCAATAAAATTTTATGAAAATAGGGTTGTACTAACATGTACAGTTGGTGATGATATATTTTTATACGAGTACACTTTACCAATTAGTGAGTATCCTATAATTCCTGTTCCTTACATGTACAGTGGGACTCCATATCCTATGAGTGCAGTTGTTCCTCTTATTGGTAAGCAGCAAGAGATAAATAAATCTCATCAGATTATGTTGCACAATGCGAACCTTGCTTCTAATCTTAGGTGGATGTATGAAGAAGGTTCTGTACCAGAAGAAGAATGGGAACAATATTCATCTTCGCCAGGTGCATTATTGAAATATCGGCAAGGATTTGCTACTCCAACTCCTGTATTACCGGCTCCAATAAACAATGCTTTTTATACAGTTGTGCAGGAAGGTAAAGCAGATGCAGAGTATATAAGTGGAGTGCCATCTGCAATGATGGGATTTACGCAAGACCAACCTGAAACATACAGAGGATTACTTGCTAATGATGAGTTTGGTACAAGAAGATTAAAAGCATGGATGGGTAGTATAGTCGAACCTTGCTTAGAATATTTAGGAAGAGTGTTTCAGCAATCAGCTCAGAATCATTATACAATAGAAAAGGTATTTAGAATTGCACAGCCTGAAGCAGGACAAGCTACTCAAGAGGAGAAAGAAGTAAGAATTAACATACCTGTATATAATGATTATGGTGAGGCAATAGGAAAATTTAAAGACTATGCTACTGCAAGATTTGATATTAGAATTGTAGCTGGAGCTACGATGCCTGTTAACAGATGGGCATTATTAGAAGAATACTTTAGATGGTTTCAGGCAGGCTTGATTGATGATATAGCAATGATAGCGGAAACAGACATTAGAAATAAAAAAAGTGTCATAGAGAGAAAGTCATTATATTCACAATTAAAAGGTCAAGTGTCTTCAATGGAAGAAGCAATTAAAGATAAAGAGGGAACTATTGAAACATTAGAACGTCAACTTGTACAGGCTGGAATTAGAATGAAGGTAGGACAGGCTGGTAATGAGATAAGAAAAGACGTGCTTCAAACAGAAGCACAGCAAAAACTTTTAAGAGGCTTACTAAAATCTGAATTTGAGAAAATGAAGGTTGAAATGAAAGCAAGTCTTGAAAAAAAAGAAACAACAAAAGAGTAGTTTGATTATTACTTATTTTATTGTTAATTTACTTAGAGTGAAAGGAAACAACATATGAGTCAAGAACAAGTAGGCAACGCCGACATGGCCCCCGAAAGTAATAACTCTCAGGCCAACTTTGATGAGATGTCAGATGACTTCTTCTCTGCTTTAGATAGCAGCGTCAATGGTGGCATATTAGACGAATCTTCGCCGTTAACCTCGGATATAAGCAGTGATAATACATTGTCGAGCCCAAGTGAAGTTCAACCACAGGTTTCTGACCCTACGGAAGTAGTGGATGTAGAAACCATTCAAAAAAGGTATAGTGACTCAAGTAGAGAGGCTAGAAGGTTAAATAACCAGCTTCAAGAGCTGGAACCTTATATGCCAATCCTTGATGCTATGCGAGATGACCCCAATTTGATTACTCATGTGAGGAATTATTTTGAGGGTGGCGGACAGACACCACAAAATATGGCTGAAAAACTCAACCTTCCAGAGGATTTCGTGTTCGACGCTGATGATGCTTTTGCAACTCCTCAATCGGATTCTGCAAAAGTTTTAGGAGCTACGATAGACGGAATTGTCGAGCGTAGGCTTGGAAAAGCTTTAAAAGGGCAAAAAACTGAAAATCATAGGTTAGCGAAAGAGGCAACTTTTCGTCAGAAACATGAAATGAATGACGATACATGGTCTACTTTTGTTGACTTTGCAAAATCTAAATCTCTCGAGCTTGATGATATTTATTATCTCATGAACCGCAAGGGTCGTGATGGTAAAATAGCTGATAGCACACGAAGGGAGATGCAGGATAAAATGCGTGAAGTTCAACAACAACCAGGCTCCTTAGCTACTACAGGCGGAGCACAGGTCGAGAAATCCCCTGATGACAGAGTATTTGAAGTCTTATTAGGTGCTGAAAGCGAATTGGAAAAGGCTTTTAGTATTTAAAATCTTTTAGTTTTTAAAATACTTTAAGCCATAACGATTAAATAAAAGGTGATAATATGGCTGATGTATTTGGCGTAAGTACTTATTCAGACGTGGGAACATGGTCTGACGGTACTTCTAAAGACACAGGCGATCTTAGACGAAAATACAATTTTGGTGATAGAGTTTCTGAGTTAGCAATAGCTCAAGACCCTTTCTTCCGTTTTGTATCTAAAGTTGCCAAAAAGCCTACCGATGACCCCGAGTTTAAATTCACAGAACGTAGACCATCTTATCATAAGCGTTATGCTTATGTAATTGGATACGACAGTGGTTCTAATGTTTTTACTGAAGCCGAGCTGAAAACTACTGGCAATGCTTCTTTATCAACATCAACAGGACAGATAGTTAAATTGTTAATGGCTACTGATTATAAATCAAGTGGTAATATTGGAAGTGTAAATAACAATACTAACAATGATGTTCTTGTTGGACAATCTGGCACTCAGCCTGGATTCTTAATGCAAGACCAGGTACTTAAGGTAAACTTAAGTGATACTGATGCTGGTGGAATGACTACTGGAGCTGCAGTTACATCAAATGATGTAGATGATTACATTCTTGTTCGTGTCGATACCGTACATTCTAACGAAAGCGGTTCTGTAACTTTTCATGATTTATCAGATGGAGCTGCAGAAGACGGTGGAGCAAGAACGGCATATTGGACTCCTGTTACAGGAACAATTGTTAAAGCTACAAGTGCGACTACTATTAAGTATTTGTCTAGTTATGTTGGGGATGACCCACTAGGTACTATTTCAAGTGCGAATATAGCTAATGTACTTGAAAAAGCTAGATCATACGTTGTGGGAACTGCTCATGGTCAAGGTACAGGTTATCCTGAAACATGGAAAGACCAACCTTTCTCAACCGGTTTTGGACTAACTCAGATTTGGAAAACAGCACTTGCGATGGATAATACCACTCGCGCAACGGTGCTCAAGTACGAACCAAATGAGTTTGCTCGAATCTGGCGTGAAAAACTGATTGAACACAAATGGGACATCGAAACATCGTTGTTATTTGGTTCTCAAGCTTCTGTTGACAGTGTACAGTACACCCAAGGAGCTGTTGATTTTATTATCAATTATGGTAATATTTTCAGTGGCACTGGTATGGGTGGAACTGGCGCAAAATCTCAAGATGATTTTCTTGATGATATGTCACAGTTCTTAGACCCAAGGCATAATAATGCTAATGCAACGCTGTTTATGGTACCTACGGATGTGTATAACTGGTTGCATAAACTTAGTGGATATTTTTCTGCTAACGTATCTCAGGTTGCTGACTCGACTAGTGGAAGTTCCACTGCTCTTGGACGCGCTGATTTTTCGATTGGTACGAAGAAAAACGTTTATGGTGTAGATATTACACAGATTTATACTCCTTATGGAGTTATGAATACTGCTCGTAATGTTCACTTAGACGGAACACAAGTGAAAATGCTCGGAATCAATATGGGTCAATGTAAATACCGTCCTCTAGTTGGTAACGGACTAAATCGTGATACAGCGATTTATGTTGGTGTACAAACATTAGAGAACAGTGGCGTTGATCGCAGAGTTGACTTAATTCAAACTGAAGCTGGTATGGAATGGCAGATGCCTGAAGCCCATGCCATTTGGAAATAGGGGGTATAGGCTATGGCTATTGCTCTTTATGGACAAAATAAAGATGGTGGACAAATCCACGAAGCAGCGAAAAATCTTTCACAGGTTTATCGCTTCGGAACTCCACCTAATGTTTCAGACTATGAACATCCTGTAGCTGCGCAACTTATAGATGGAACTGCTGGAGATACTACTCTTCATCAATATGCTGATGGATTTGAGTGCACACTCTATCCTATCGTAGCTCAAGATAATGATGCTCCTGGTATGACAACTACTGGAGCTGATTATGCATATGAGCAGGATGATGATGATGGTATAGAATGGCGAATGAGTGATAATACCTGCAAAGGTCGTGAAGGCATAGATAGATTCACAGTAGGGAAACAGGCGTTTAGTGCTGAACTAGAGTTTAGCATTGCAGATGTTACTGGAACTGATGATTGTGCTTTTGGATTTGCTAAGGTTGAAGCTCATGTAGCTGCTATTGATGGCAGAGATGAAAGTGCAGTTTTAAATGTTATATCAGGTGATATTAATATTGAAACTATTTTAAATAATGGTTCAACTACTACAACTGATACTACTGACAACTGGGCTGATACTGAAATACACCGATTGAAAGTGTTAGTTAGTAAAGCTGGTGCAGTTACCTATAAAATAGATGGTGCTGCTCCTTCTACAACTGCAACATTTTCATTTGATGCGAATGAAGTTGTAACTCCATGTTTCTATCTATTACAAGCCGCTGATTTAAGTGGTGCTGTAATTCATAGAAAGTTGACAATAAGTTCTGACAAAGGTTCATTAGAAGAATAATCTAAAATTCGTGAGGTAATAGCACGATATAAAGATTACAAGTATAGGGAGGCTCGATACCTCCCTATACTACTATGGCAACAACAAATATAGAACTCGATATTGAGAATATAACTGGCGTCTCAGATGCAGATGACCAGTTCATTAAGACTGCTCAAAAGTTTGTGGTATCAAGCATACCTAAAGACTTAATGTTATGGGCTGGGACAACTACTGCGGTTGCTTCTCATGGTGGAGATTCTTCGCCAACAGCTATAACAATACCACAACCAACTGATAATATTATAGATGTTCAAAGGAATGGATTTAGCGCCATAGAAGTGCCTGAATCAATGCAAGGATTTATTGCGAATACATCAAG